CATCAGCTAGAACAACTAATTAAATACAAATAAATAAATTTTAGCAGGTGGCTATCAATTTTGGGCGTGAATGGAAAACCTAATCGCCGTAGCACTTCAACAAGGTTTATTTATAAATAAAGAAAATGGAGGAAAAGAATATGGAATATTTACACCCTTCCGTTAGCAGTAAGATTATCGACAACTCTGTCGGTTTCGTATCTGCTCAAGGCGTAACTCAACTGTTCTGTGCATTCACTTCGGACTTTGGTCCAGATAACAGAATTCAAATGGTTACATCTCCAACTGAGTTCCTTTTCCATTACGGTGCTCCTAACATGCGTAAGCATGGTCAAGCTGCATACAATATGTTGAACTGGTTAAACTCTCACGGTGGAGTATTTGCTCTCCGTGTAGCTCCTGAAAACGCTGGTTTCTCACATGCTGTTGTTAACGTACAAACTAAGGTTAATGCGGACGCTAAGCAAGTGAAAAATGTAAACGGTGAATTAGTTGCTGTGGATGATGTTCACGTTCGTACTACTGTTGCTTATACAAGCACTAGTAACATCTCTGAAGGTGCTCTTGAAGCTGACCTAAATCGTCTTAGTCGTGAAACTACTGTAGATGGATTTGAAAACAACTGGTTGATGGCTGTATACCCTAAAGGTAGAGGTAAAGCGTATGATAACTTAGGTTTCCGTTTAACTCTTACTGACGCATACGATGAAACTTATGCTTTCCGTGTATACAACTTTGAAGTAACAAAAACTAATGATAATGGTTCAGTAGCTGTCATTGATGGTCCTTTCCAAGTATCTCTTGATCCAGACGCTGTATCACAAAGCAACGAGTCTATGTTCGTTAAATACGTTGTAGAGAAATACTCTCTATTCGTTGACGTTCTATTCAATGAAACTGCTTATGATCATTTGGGTGAAGTAATTAACCCTGAAGTTAACCCTAACGTTATTGATTTCTTCACTGGTGTAACTCGTGAAGTCGGTGGATCTCTAGAATCTTTCTATGATGAGATTACTGGTAAAGATCAAGATGTACACATTCGTTTACAAAAATACGATGATGCTGGAGAACCTACTGGTGCAATGAACTTAGTTGACACTGATAGCTCTATTCAAGCTGGAATCGTTGATGTAGATGATTCTGCTCGTACTTCTGTTTACTCGGCTAAATTAACTTCTGTGGATAACATGAAGCTTATGCTAAGTAAAATTCAAGATGGTACTTATGCAGTTGAAATCGATAAGTATGCTACAGTTGACGGTACTACTGGCAACTTAACAGCAGGTTACTTATTCGTATCTTCTAATGACCTTGTAACTAAAACTAGTGCATTAGGTTCTGCTTTAACTTCGGCTGAGAAAGATACTGCTTCTAAAGCTGTAGCTGTTTCTGCTCGTGAAGTTCTTTCAGATCTACACACTGCTTTAGACTACGCTCGTGCAGTAGCTAGTACTCCAGATACTCTTAACGCTCTTGTTGGCATCTTTGCCGCTGAAAGTGAGTTAAATGGTTTGGATACGGTTGTTATGGCGGCGGCTGGTAAGAAAGCTTCTATCGTAAGTGCTGAAGTTGATATTACTAATGCTAAAGTTGTTGGAAATGCTGATAAAGTTGTTGCTTCTGCTAAAGGTTTAGTAGTTGTTGATGACGTATTAGATTTCGCTAAATCTGTACAAAATGAAGGAACTGAAGCTGACGAGGCTATCGTTACTGCTACTTCAACTTACTCTGCTGCTGTTGTTGCTTTAGAAAACGCACAAAATCCTAACCTATTGGCTAGTGATGTTGATTCTGCGGTAAACAATGCTGTAACTTCTGTTGAGGCTGCTTTAGACGCTGTTCAAACTGCTCTTACTCTTGCAGTATTAGAAGTTCAAGTTCTATCTGTAAACGAAGTATCGACTGAAATCGATTCTATCGTTGATAGTGTTGTTCTTGCTCTTGAATCTGCTGAGAATGATGTAGAGACTGCTGTTGCTGTTCCTGCTCTTAAAGCTGTTCTTGTTAATACTGTTAACGGTGAAATTGCTGTTGCTGAACAAGAAGCTAACTCTTCTGCTTCTTTAACTTATAACCTTAAGTTACAAGATTTCAATAGCTTTGTATCGTTTGCTAACGGTTCTGATGGAGACTTAGATGACTCTAATCAAGCTAAAAAAGCACAAACTAGCAAAGATCTATTAATTAAAGCATACAAAGGATTAATTGACCCTGCTCTTACTTCTAAGAAAGAGTACCCAATTGACCTTGTTCTAGATGCTAACTATCCGAATGAAGTTAAGAAAGCTATTGTTAGCTTAACTACTGAAATTCGTAACGACTTCATGGGTATTATTGATACTGGATTCCAAGCGAACCCACAACAAGCTCTTGACTTCCGTAAAAATGTTATGCAGGTTTCTTCTTATATGGTTGCTATCTTCACTCAAGATTTCGTTGTTTACGACGAATTCACTGGTAAAGACGTTAAGGTAACTTCTCCTTACTTCCTAGCAAGCAAGATTCCTAATATCGATGAGCAATTCGGCTTACATTTCCCATTTGTTGGACCACGTCGTGGTACTATCGATGGATTCAAGAAAATGAGCTTTAATCCGACTGAACCTTGGAAAGAACAACTTTACAAGAAACAAATTAACTATGTTGAGGCAGACCCTAAACGTGTTAAATTTGGTTCTCAGTTGACTTCTCAAACACTTGTTTCTGCTCTGTCTAATATCAACAACGTTCGTGCGTTGCTTCGTATTAAACGTGATGTAGAAGCTCTAGCTGAAGATTATCAGTTTGAATTCAATGACGCTGAAACGTTAGGTTCATTCCAGTATAACCTTAATGGATACCTACAAAAATGGTTGTCAAACCGTGCTTGTACATCTATTAAAGGTACTGTGTATGCGTCTGATTATGATCGTCAACAAAAAGTAGCTCGTGTTAAAATCGAGTTAGTATTCAACTCTGTAATCGAACGTATTTTAATTGACTTAGTTGTCAATAAATAATAATTAGCTAAAAATTAGATAGGGAGTAGGCACTTCGGTGTCTACTTCATATTTTATGAACAAATTCTTAATAAGAATATTTTACTATAAGAAAGGTAGGTAAGAGTTATGCCGATTAAACCAGATTTGGGCATGCGTATTTATGATAATAACTTAGCTAACCAAGCTAACTTCTTCAAAGGCTCAGAAAACCTTCAGACTCTTGAGTTTGATCCATTGATCACTGGTTATGCCTTCATCGTTTGGACTAAAATTCCAACATGGGTAGAGCAAGAATTCCCTGGATTTAAAAATATGACTCAAAAGAACTTTAAAGCCTTCCAAGGTCTATCTGATCTAGAGCTTCAAACTGCGGCTCATACACAAGGTTTCGCTGGAAACGAGTACCATGTTGCTACTAACTTACAAAAGGCTAATACTGAATTTACTCTTCGTCATGCTGAGTTCTCAGGTTCTCCTATTCGTAACATGTACCAATTATGGGTAACTGGTATCCGTGATCCTGAAACTGGGATCTCTACTTATCCTAAACGTTACGGTATGGATTATGCAGCTAAGAACCATACTGCTGAGATCATGTACATCATGACTCGTCCAGATGCTAATAACACTGACTTCAAGAACATTGAATTCGCTGCTTATTACACTAACGTATTCCCGAAACGTGTTCCTTTAGGACACCTTAACTTTGAACAAGGTTCTCATGAAGCACAAACTATTGAGATTCCTTTCTCTGGTACTATTCACTTGTCTCCACAAGTTGATGCTTACGCTCAAGATTTACTTAAAACTACTTACGCATTCCGTTCTGAGGCTCAATTTGATCCTCGTAGTAATTCTGTTGGTGGTAATAAGCTTCCTGAGTACAAAGGTAATAACAACGGATCTTCAGGATCTGGTCAAGGTGACGTAGAAGCAGGATAACTAAAATAATAGACTATAAC